GGAGTCAACGCCAACGGTAAGGGCTATGGTGAAAATTTCTATCGGAAAGCTGTTACTTCGGGAAATATTTCAGCCTGCCAAAGCTATGAAGCATTCTGCAATATTAAACCCTTCATAGACTCCAAAGGCAGAAGGTTATGCAAAGGGGCAATGTACCGGGATAATGAGAAACGTTATAGGGTGACGGGATTTGATTTCAGCACTAAAAAAGTTTATTTAGTAGGTTATGCCATAAGTGATTGGGAAGAAAAAGGCAAAAAGACTCTTTTCAACTTTACCAACAACGAATGGAACGAATTTAGAAAACAAATAAAGCAATTTTAGCATAATTATGAATCAAAAAGCAAAAGATTATATCAGACGTAACACTTTGGATTTGGAAAGTGACAACCGGATGGATTCTACCGGCTATGTGCAATATGCCATATCAGAAGCAAAAGCCTATGCAGCAATAGCGATAGCCGAAGAAGGAATGAGACAAAAAGCCATTGAAGCATTCAAATTTGCTGTTGATGGTTACTTCATAATTGGTGGTACCGATTATTCAGCCGATAGATTAAATGAATTTATTAAAAAACTTGAATCTTAATTGGATATTTATATGAGAATGATAAAATTTAGAGCGAAAAGGGTTAACGGTGGTGAATGGGTAAAGAGTATGACCATTTCCTATGGAACCATCAAAAGAAAGATGTACAATGTATTCTTTGAAGTAGAACCCAACAAGTGGGTTGGTGTTATTCCCGAAACAGTCTGTCAGTTCAGCGAAATAACCGATAAGAACGGTAATAGCATCTTCGAACATGATCTAATACTGATTCATGAAAGTGAAAGCTCCTATCAATTTACAGTTGAGGTATTATTTCATAAAGGTATGTTTTGCTACAAGAACAAGGCATGTGGCTTTACTCCGTTGTGGTACGTCAGCGATAGATGTGAAGTGATAGGAAATGCTTTTGATAATCCTGAATTGATGAAAGAAGGAGTCCAACCATGAATATGCCATATAAAACCAGTCGTGACTATCAGCTTCTTAAAAAGCTACTGGATGAAGGAAAAGAGATCGTATGTTTTACAGACTTTCCGATAGATAATCGGATTTTCCGTGATGTTTGTAAAGCAAGAAAAATAGGAGAAGGCCGATATTCCGTTACTTGCCGTGGTTGTGAATATGCTTCATTTTGGGAAAATCACAATTACAAATGGACGTTTGAAGATGAAATGCGAATGGCTAATATAGAATTTATTGAACCAAATATTTAATTGATATGAAAGCTATTATAATATATTCAGGCAAAGGCGGCGTAGGCAAAACCACAACAACCGCAAATATAGCAAGATTACTTGCAAAACAAGGGAATAAGGTGTTTATCATTGATGCAGATATAAACACCCCGTCAATGAACACCGAATTTGAAGGCGATCATCCGCATGAAATGATTTGGGTACACTCTTCTGGAAATATGTTTTCCAAGTTTATTTACTTGGAAAAATCAATGGTAAGGCAATATCTTGAACTGGCTAAAAAGAAAATACACTCTATCAACCCGGATTATGTTCTTATTGACACGCCTCCAAGTGTTACAAACGTGCATATAGAACTTCTTAGTAGGGTAAAAGTAAGTTATGTGCTGTTTGTCACCCAACCCACGAAATTAAGCAACCAAGATGTATTGCGTACAATGGACTTCTTTCATGAAAGATGTGGGAAGGTTAATTGTGGTATTGTGGAGAATATGTGCTACGGTACAGAACATAATGAATACCCAATAAGACTTGTTGCACAAATACCCATGCAGGACAACATGAATACCGAAAACCTGCTAACCAATGCCTATAATGAGTTTCAAAAGATAGTTGATGAAATCGTACAGAGTGATATTGTTGTTCTTGAAGAATATTCCACCGAAAACGGATATGATGAAAACTTTGATGTTACGGATATACACATTACCGGCTCACGAAAACATTACTTTACCCATGAACTTAAATATGATAATGGTGTAGAAAAAACTCTTACTCTACCTGCTATGAAATTTCTGTCTGTAAGAACATGGGATAAAGTAAGAGATTATATCCGATTCCATGATGATATGGGACATCTTTGGGACGAGAGAATGAGAAGATGTGATACAGAAAGGGTTGGCAGAGTAGTAAATCATTTCCAAAATGACGATAACGCCTATTTTATGGTTATAAATGCGCCAAACACGGAAGTTCATCTCATTACTGGAGAAATCGGAATCTGTTCTTTATTGACTGGGCAGAGAGGGCATTTTGAACTACCAAGAGTCAGTTATCAAACGAGTAAAGGAAACGTGGTGCTGTTCCCTGATGAAATCATGCCAGTAGATATAAACTTGCTACAACAAGAAATAAACGAAGGCTATATAATGTTAAGTGACGGGAGATACTTACCACCGAAAGAAGCGGTACAACAATGTTACAACGCTTTCGGCATAAGGGTTGGCTTAGGTGATAATTGGGAAGATATTTATGATGGTTGGAATAAAGAAATGAAATAAAAATGAAAGACTTACGTATAGCATTCTTGGCAAAATACCCCAAATATGAAATTATACTCAACATGTATAGTCGGGCAAATGATTGCCCGGCAACATGGGAGAATCTTTCAAAAGTCCGATTGCAGACTTTTGTTGATTATATGGAAGAACGGCTGGCACCAAACTCTGTTCGCCAATATGCCGCCAAATTAAAAGCTGTATTGAACTTGTATAATGAAGAGGTTGAGCTACCTAAAGACTATAATAAAATCCTTTCAGTAAAAAATGTGAGAAGCACTAATGTTTGGCTTACTGATGAAGAACTTGAACGAATTATCACCTATGCTCCCAAGAATACCAACGAACAATTGGTACGCACACAATTTTTAATAGGCGCCTTTACCGGTTGCCGTCATAGTGACTATACACGGTTGAACAACCGTAATATAGTGGGTGGAATGATCTCTTATGTCAGCCTAAAAACTAAAACTCATGCCACGGTGCCATTGAAGCCAATCGTGAAAGAGCTACTAACAAATTTACCTAAAGAAGAAGTTAGTGATCCGACATTCAACAATAATATCCGTAATATTTGCCGGAAAGCCGGAATCACAGAGGCGGTTAAAGTATTCAAGGCCGGAAAGGAAGTGGAAGGTGAAAAATGGGAATTTGTTTCAAGCCACACGGCACGCCGGAGTTTTGCAACCAATTTGTATTTACGCGGTGCCGATTTATACTCAATAAGCCAAATGATGGGACATGCAAGCGTGGAAATGACTCAAAATTATCTTTGCTGTGGTCTCCGTGAACAATCGGCACAAGTTATGGAGTATTTTAAATGAAACAAGCCACGCTAAATATCGGTAGAACTATTTTAGCGTGGCTTTCTTATACTATGACAAAATCCGTTCCAGCATCTCAAAGTCTTTTTCCACTTCGGCATTCAGAACTTTAGCATATTGTTGTGTGGTGCGTACATTTGTATGACCGAGCATTTTACTCACATTTTCCATTTTAACCCCATTGTTCAGGCACATTGTCGCAAATGTGTGCCTGCTCATGTGAACGGTCAAATTTCTATCAAGCCCTGCATAATCAGCAACTATTTTAAGCCGCAAATTGTATTGTTGATTACTGATAATCGGAAGCACATAATCATATTTTTTCAATATTTCCATTGCAGGAGACAGTAATACGATAAAATAGTTTTCTTCTGTCTTTAAACGAATATCCAATATAACATACTTATTGCCGCGTTTTTGTACGTCACGTTTGAAATTGAATTTAGCAAGATCAGCATAGGATATTCCAGTATATGCCTGAAAAATAAAAAGGTCACGGACTCTACAGATCGTTTCCGAGTCTATTTGAGCATCTTTCACTTTCTTCAATTCTTCGGCAGTCAAATATTTCCTGATGGCATGTTTGCCACGGGAAAAACGCTCCCCCTTATACGGATCATTTTTTAGCAAATCAAACTTTATGGCCTCGTGGATATAACGTTTGTTACGTTTATGATAGTTATATATTGTCGGCTGTGAATAACCCTTAGCATGTAACCAATCATCATACAATGTGATATTGGCTTTTGTGAGATCAGAAAAATATATTATTCTGTCAAATTCACGTAATGAGGTCGCAAATGTCCGATGGGAAGCTTTGGTACTTTCCGTTATATCTCCACGCTCTTCAATTCTTCTTTCTACAAAGTCAACAAAACTTTCCGATTTATTGGTATATCTCAAAAATCTATCCAGCTTATCAAAATCAAAAACTTCCTTTTTGCTGATAAGTTCATTAATCCAATTTTGGATAATCCGGAGTTGTTCATCAAGACACTGGTTCAATTGAATCATTTCAACCGAATTGATTATCTTCTTTCGATCATTCCATTGGTCGGAATAGACTTTAACGCCGGTTCCGATCCATTTTCTCTTACCTTCGCTCAAAACTTCAATTTGAACGAGTCCCTTGTGTGTCTTTGTCGCAACCTTTTTACGGTCAAAGACGAATCTCATTGTCGGATATTTCATATTCTTTTGAGTTTTGGTATCTACTGATTATCGCTACAATAAAAAAATGGTATCAAAGGCGGTATCATTATAGGTGAAAATATCGGGAAAAATCGGGAAATACTGGTAAGTTTCCGGTAAATATGCACCCAATTTTTATATGTTCTCCATCTACTCCCAACGCCTTAATTGCTTGATACACAACAAAAAAGGGAGTAACTAATGNCCGGCTAATGAAACAACGTAGGGAGGGCGCCTATTTATGTAGATATCTTCGGCTTAACGAAAAAAGGAACCCGTTTTTAGCGGATTCCTTTTTAGCGGTGCGTACGGTACTTTAACCTACGATTTTACAAAACATCATAAACTTGTAACTATCTACTAATAAACAGCTTATTACAATTGATATATATCGTAAAATATCATTCAAAATCTTTTGCTATCC